AGCTTATAAATGGTATAAGAAAGCAAGATTTAGCGGAAGAAGCGAATGTAGCTATCACGATGATAATTTTACCATGACAGGTTGGAACTTTTACATGCTTCCAGAAATAGCTGCTAAAGGAATAGGTCTTATGGCAGGAATAAAAGATCATAATGAAGATTTAGAATTATTGTATCCTGATTTAAGTAATTTTAAAGTATATAAAAAATAATTATGTTTTTAAATAAAAACCAATTGGTTAAAATAAAATTTAAAAGCATTGGGAAAAATGTATTTATTTCCAATAAATGTTCTATATATTCTCCACATTTAATTGAAATTGGAGATAATGTAAGAATAGATGATTTTAGTATTTTGTCACCAGGAAGCAGCTTGAAAATTGGAAACTATGTACACATAGGATGCTATAGTTCTTTAATTGGAAAAGGTGAATTTATATTAGAAGATTTTGTGGGTATTTCTGGAAGAGTATCTTTGTATAGTAGTTCTGATGATTATACTGGAATGTCAATGACAAATGTAATGATTCCAAACGATTTTAAAAAAGTTTTAAGTGGAAAAATTCATATTAAAAAACATTCTATTATAGGAACTGGTTCAATATTATTGCCAAATATAACAATAGAAATGGGTTGTTCAATTTATGCACAAACACTTATACAATATGATTGTGAAGAATTTGGTGTTTATAGTGGAAATCCATCAAAGCTAATAGGAAAAAGATTAAAGGAGTTTTTAAAATATGAAAAAAGATTTATTGAAAATAATAAATGAAGTATTAAAAGAAAAAGAAATTAAACTATTAGAAATTTATCCAGAAATGAGTTTGAGAAATGATATTGGTTTTGATTCTCTCAATTTAGCATACTTAACTGTTTTAATTGAAGATAAATATGGAATTGACATTTTTGAAAATGGTGTGATTGATACTATATCTGATATATTAAAAAAAATAAATGAATAACTTTATATTAAACAATACTGATTCAATCATTGACTATGAAATACTAGGGTTTATTGAAAAAATAAAAAATAAAGAAGACATTATTTTTACAACTTCTGGAACAACAGGAGAACCAAAAAAAATAATTCATAGCTATAAAACATTAGTTAAAAACATAAAAATTAAAGATGAATTAAAAAATAGCGTTTGGGCATTGACATATGACTATACAAAAATGGCTGGATCACAAGTTATATTGCAGTCTTATTTAAACAAAGCAAAAATTGTTAACTTATTTAAAAAATCTTATGCAGAAACAATAAGTTTAATAAAAAAATATAATGTAACACACATATCTGCTACTCCTACTTTTTATAGATTATTAACAAATAACATTTTTAAAAAAATAAAACAAGCAACAATAGGTGGTGAACCAGTAGATATTAATTTAATTAGTTATTTAAAAAAAATATTTCCTAATGCAAAAATAACAAACATATACGCATCAACAGAGTTTGGAACATTGTTTAGTTCAAATGATTATTGTTTTACAATATCAGAAAAAAATGAGTCGTTTGTTAAAATAATAAAAGAAACAATTTTTATAAAAAACAATGATAAATGGTTTAATACAGAAGATAAAATTGAATGGGTAGAATCAAATAAGTTTAAAATAATTGGAAGAGATTCAAATATGATAAATGTAGGTGGAGTAAAAGTAAATCCAATAAAAATAGAATCTGCAATAAATAATTTACATTATGTTTTAAGCTCTTATGTTTATGGAAAAAGTAATTCAATAATGGGAACAATAGTAGTTGCAGATATTATTGTTAAAAAAAATGTAGATAAAAATATAATAAAAAAAGACTTAGAAAAAACTTTAAATAGATATGAAATTCCTTTAAAAATAAATATAGTTGATAATATACATTTAACCTCTACTGGCAAGATAATAAGAAAATGAAAACAATTTTAGTTAGTGGAATATCGAAAGGATTAGGTTTAGTTTTATTGAAATCATTGTTATTGGATAACAATATTGTTTATGGAATAAGCAGAACTACTAATGATGAAATAGATGAATTAAAAAAAATATATCATAATAATTTTATTCATTTAATGCATGATTTAAGTTTATCTGAGTGTGTTGCAAAATTATCAACTCATATATTAAAAAATAAAATAAAATTTGATTGTTTTATTAACAATGCAGCGTTTGCATACGATGATATTATAACTAATGCAAGTTTAAGTAAATTAGAATACATGTTTAAAATAAATGTATTAAATCCAATTATGATTACAAAAATAATGCTTAGAAATTTTATTCTTAATAAAACAAAAGGAAACATAGTTCATATTTCAAGTATAAGTGTTCACACAGGATATAAAGGACTGTCAATGTATGCAGCAACAAAAGGTGCTATCGAAGCATTTTCAAAAAATACAGCAAGAGAATGGGGAGAAATTGGAATTAGATCAAATTGTATTGTTGCTGGATTTATGGAAACAGAAATGAATAATAAATTAACTATTGATAAAAAAGAAAGAATATACAATAGAACATGTTTAAAAAAACAAACAAATAAAAATTCAGTAGTTGATACTATTAAATTTTTAATTTCTAAAAATGCAAATTCAATTACTGGTCAAAATTTTTTTGTGGATTGTGGAACAATTTAAAAGGATTATACATGATACATGTTTACGGATTATGTTATAGAATACTAGACTATGCTAAAAAAACAGTTGATAGTTTAAGAGAAACTGCTTCTGAAGATTTTAATTTAACATGTGTTGAAGGAAGATCATGCAACTCAGAATCTTTTTTAAGTTGGGGTAAACAATGTTTGGAAAATAAAAAAATTCAAAGATTTATAACATCAAGCACAAATTGTCGTGGGTATGGATTAAGTTGGGCTATTAAAAATTTTAAACCAGATGATTCAGAAGATTTTTTTATATTAACGGATTTAGATGTTTTAGTTCCAAAAAATATAGATTGGATAAAAGAAGTAAGGGAAACAATGAAAAACAATGTTATATCTGGATTTACTTTAAATAACAAGAATTATGTTTATCCAAATTCTAAATGGAACGAAAACGAAAACATTTCAAAAAAATTATTTAGCTTAATAATTATGTCTGTTAAAACAAAAGAATACTTTAAAGTTTATGAAAAAAAATTAGTTAATTTAATAGATTCAGATATTATTTCAAATATGTCTAATTATGGAAAAAGAGATTTAATTGATTCTAAGTTATATCATCTTGGATGGGATGCATGGAAAGACGATAAGGAATATTGGGAAAATAAAAAAAATAAAAATAACTGGAACTTAAAAAAAGACTATGATGATACAGATGAAGAGCCAATATTTAAGGTATACACAAATGACAACTAAAGAATCGTTGGATCTTGTAAAAAAAATAACTCAAAAAATACCAAGCTTTCATCATCACTACCATGTTCTTTATGACATATCAAATCTTATTAAAAAAGAAAATATTAATTATGTTGAAATAGGTGCGTATGCTGGAGCATCAGCAGCATTAATGCTTCATAATCCAAAAGTAAATGTTATTTCTATAGACATTGGAGATCCAATAAGACAAGAAGATGTACACAACAACATTTCTATTTTTTTTGATTGTAATAATAAAAAAAGATTTGATTATATAGAAGGAAGTTCTCATGCAGAAGAAACAAAAATTGAACTTTTAAATAAAATTAAAGAAATAGATATTCTTTTTATTGATGGAGATCACCCTTATAATTCAGTTATAAAAGATTTTGAAATTTATTCTTGTTTAGTAAATAAAAATGGGTATATAGTTTTTGATGATTATCATTGCAATACATGCACTGAAGTAAAACCAGCCGTAAATTTTATAGTTTCAAATTTAAAAAAAGATGAATTTGAAGTTATAGGTAGTTTGCCAAACACATTTAATGCTTTTCCAGAAAGTTTTAAATCAAGCAATTGTTTTGTGTTAAGAAAAAAATAATTGATCTAGGAAATTAATGGGGAAATAATGCAATATCTCTATGAGATTTGGTTAAAGATACATGATGAAAAAAGCAAATATAAAGCATCTATAAATCTTAATGGAAGTTGTTGTATAGCTTTATGTGCTTCTTCAAATAAAGAAGCTATTGAAATTTTAGAAAACACATTTCTTTGTTGCGATACAAGACCTATTAAAAATAAAAGAAAAATAAAAGATTCGAGGTTGAAAGATGGTTGTTCTAAGTATATATTTCTCTTGCGTAAAGAAAGTATGAATAGCTATAAACGAGATTGTGGTCATAAGTAACTGGGTTATCAAATTCAATAACGGTTCTTTCCCAGTTCTTTCCCCGAAGCAACCACAACACCAGAACACAGGTTCAAAGACTGCCATAGAGTAGCCAAACTCTTAACAGGTGGCACGAAAAGTTTAATTAAGAATCAACACTAAGATCGGAGTGACCCCTTCTCCGCTTAGACCTGATAGAGCAAAGCACAAAAATTCTTAATTGATGTCTTGTTTGGTAGAGTTTATAGCACACCGAAGGTAAACAAAGAACTCTGATGCTATGCTATCAGGGTAAAGAAGGGGTATTTGTAATGAGATTTAAAGCCGATATTGACCTTAAAAAATGGGGCAGTGAGGAAACAATCAAAGACCCATTAAGAGAAATAATTTTGAAAATATTAAAAATGGATATTTTAAAAAAAACAAGCTGGCACTACCATTCTCAAAAAGAGTCTTATTTTTATATATTTTCTGGAGAGGTATCAATACACATATCTGATGGCGATGACTTAAATTTGGCTCATATAGAGCTTCTAAAGCAAGGTGATTGTTTTTTTGTAGGTGCTAATAAAAGACACATGATAACAGCTATGAAAGAAAGTGTATTACTTGAATCATCAAATTACGATGATCCAGTAGACAAAACTATAGTTCATTACTAGCAATATCACAAAAAATTTGAATAACATTCTTTTCTATAAATCCACATGCGTTTAAACAATTTAAATTTTTACCAATCATCAATGTTATTTCTATAAACTCAGACTCAGATATATAACCAATACAATAAGATTTTAATATTATTTTTTTAAAAAGTAAAAAGTCTTCTTTTGAAAAAATTACTGTATTAGAGTTGAGCAAATCAATTTTGTCTTTAAAATAAATCTTGAGTTTTCTTTTGCTTTCGCTTATTCTGTTTTTCATGTTTCTATCTTATGAGGTATGTTATGTCAAAAAAAACTAAGATTGATCCTACAATAAAACTTTTAATAAAAAGAAATCTTATAGAGGTTGTTGATATAGATAAAGCTTCTAGCTATATAAATGACCCCGATTTTGGATTAATCGAAAACGAATCTTCTTGGGATTCATCTTCTTTTACAAGTTTTGTCAGAAAAAAGAACACATTCTCGTATGTTATTTATGAAAAAACTAAAATTGTTGGTTTTTTATTGATCGAATCTGATCCAGATAGCACAAAAATTGAAAAACTAACGGTTCATCCTAAATATAGAAGAATGACTTTTGGTTCATTGCTATTAAATCACTTAATACAAAAGGCATTTAGTTCAAAAATAGTTGTTTATTGCAAAGAAAACGATAGTGACAGTATAGCTTTTTATAAAAACAAAAAATTTAAATCAAATCTTGTTAAGTCTCACTTTGGGAAAGATATAGATGCTGTAAGGTTTTCACTGGAGATAAAATGAAAGATAAAAATAAGCAATCTGTTAGTTGTCTTGGTTTTTGTGGTAAAAATTTTATGAGTATAGATCCTAAAACAAATAGAATTTGTAAAAAATGCAAAGAAAAGATGTATAATAAAAAGAACGAAATGGGCAAAAATTACTTTAATGAAAAAAAAACAGAGATAAATGAATAAACCAAAAGTTGCACTTATAACACCATCATTAGGTATGGGTGGTGCAGAAAGATGGATAGTTACTCTTGCAAAATTCTTCAAAAGATTAGAACCTTATTTAATTTTAAATTTAAGTGGTCAAAGCGATTCAATTTTATTAGAAGAAGTTCCAAGCAAAACAAAAATTATATCTGGTCTTTATTTAAGTTCAGATAAAATCATAAATATTTTAAGCGAAGCAGATGCAATTATTTCTTGGTGTTTTAATTTAGACTTAAGATTAAAGGATAAATTAAAATGTCCAACAATAGATGTTTCTCATAGTGACCCAACATGGGAAAACCACAAATCTTTGATTGATTACACATCAAAAAATTCAAAGTATCATGTTGGAGTAAGTAGGGTTGCTGCTTCAGCATATAAAAATAACAATTCAGATGTAATTTATAACGGAATAGATACAAAAAGACTTAAGGAAGTAAGAGGAAGAATTAAACAAAGAGAAGAATGGGATTGTGAAAATAACAAAGTAGTTATTTTTTTAAGCAGATTGTCAGAAGAAAAAAATCCTAAAATATTGCTAGATTGTTCTGATTTGTTTGATGAAAGTTGGAAGTTTTTATTTGTTAATACTGGCTCTATAAAAAATTATTTTAATTCAATTAAAAAAAACAATATCAAAATTATAGAAAAAACAAAATATGTTGGAGATTATTATTCTGGTGCAGATGTAGTAGTTCTTCCTTCAGACATAGAAGGAATGCCATTAGTTTTATTAGAGTCTTGGTTTTGTGGTGTTCCTGTTGTAACGACTAGGTATGATTCTTATGTTGAATTAGAAAATATGCATGGGGAATTATGTTTGTCAACAGAAGTAAGACCAACAGCACTTGAATTTTCAAATAAAATAAACCAAGCTTTTTATGAGGGCAGATGTTCTAAAAGAGTTATTCTTGCCAAAGATGTTGTGGAAAAAAATTATACTCATGAAACAATGATTAAAAATTGGGAAGATTATGTGTTTTTAAAAATGAAAGAATGTAATGATACGCAATAACAAAAAAAAATGGATATATATAGGACCACCAAAAACTGGAAGCACAGCAGTATCTTATATACTGACAGATGGAAAATACAAAAAAAATTATATTGCCGAAAGTTTAAGTATTAATTTTGAAGGAAAAGAAATAAATGGTCAACATACACCTTGGCCTCCTAAAAAATTAAAAACTAAATACAACAATCATACAGTTTTTATAAGTGTAAGAAATCCTTTTTCTAGAATAGTTTCCCTTTATAATCATTGGAAAAATGGAAAAAATTATGGTCGTGAATTATTATCAAAAGATAAAACGCTTGAAGAATTTATATATCTTGTTTTAAAAAAATCTCTTTCTAATAATGGATTTTTTCACACCACAATAACAGATTGGGTTTATAGATATGATTATTTTATAAAACAAGAAAATTTATACAATGATTTAAAAATGCTGAATATTCACTCTAATGATTTTATTATTCCTTTAATAAACGGAAAAATAAATTCGACAGATTACTGGAAAGAAGTACATAATAAAAAAACAATTGAGATGACAATTGAATGGGCAGAAAAAGATTTTTGTAATTTTGGATACAGTAAGGACATTAATGCTTAATTATTTTTTTGGATTTTTTGGTTCTGATCGTTCTGGTAAATGGTGGACTCTTCGTTGTCAGCACATTAAAGATAATCCATCATGCATAGGTTGTGGCACAAAAAAAGATGTACAAGTTCATCATAAAATACCAGTTAGTGTTGATGTATCTAAAGAGTTGTGCAGAGATAACTTATGTACTCTTTGCAAATATTGCCATTTTGTTTTTGGGCATTTGCACAATTACAAAAATTATAATCCAGAAGTAATTAGGGATTGCCAAGAGCATTACAAAAGAGTAAAACAATTTAAAGTTAAAACTTTTCAACGACCTATTTCTTTATGGAGGACTATTATGACTAAGTTTTTTGGTTCTATTGCTTTGGTTTTTTTGGGCTATTCAATTTATGTTAGCCATATGTATGTAGTAGAAACTAACAAAAATACAACAATTAAAGAGCTTTTTGCTGCTGAAAATAGAATCTTGAAAGATGAAATTTACGCAGAGCGAAGCAAGCCAACTTATGAAAATGGCTATAGAGATGCTATTTTAAGGGCTGGTTCACCAAGTGGTTCTGGTGCATATCGTGATGGTTGGGAATCTTGTGCAAAGCTTTATACAGATGGCTCATGGACAAGCGGATATCATACAGCACTAGAACAATTCGGGTGGAAGAATGAGTCTACAGCATTCAAAACCAATAAACCTCAAAGCGTATCTATGAAATAATTTTTTGTCTTTTTGCCCTCATACTGTGTATTAGTATGGGGGCAACATGAAAAAAAAGTCACATAACAATACGACAGTTGGAAAAATATCTGGAAGATATTGGTGTTCTTTAATAAAGAATGCAAAAAGAAGAAATATAAAAATAACAGTAACAATGCAAGATGCTTGGGAAATTTTTTTAAAACAAAATAAAAAATGTTTTTATACTGGATTAAAAATAACGCATACAAAATATTTAAAAAGAATTAATAATAAAAATGTATACTCTTTAGGGACCGCTTCAATAGATAGAAAAAATAGCGAACTTGGATATACCAAAGAAAATATACAATGGGTTCATAAAGATGTTAACTACATGAAAATGAATTTAAACGAAAAATATTTTATAAAACTTTGTAAGCTTATATCTAAAAGATTCTAATAGAAGAGTACTTAAATGAAAATAATTCTAAACAATAATGATTTGTTGAAAAAAAAATGTTTAAATGTAGATTTAAAAACAGGATTTAAAGTTGCCAAAAGAATGGGTATGTTTTTAAACACATTAAAGAAAAAAACAAATAATAAAATAGTTGGTTTGGCAGCAAATCAAATTGGCATAAATGCATGTGTATGTATAGCGTTAAAAAACAGTAAGCCTTTTGTTTTAATAAATCCAAAAATAATTTCTTTTTCTAATGTAAGAATTAGAAATAAAGAGCAGTGTTTAAGTTATCCAGATGTAGAGCTAGATGTATACAGACATATGTGGATTGAAGTTTCTTGTTCTAATCATAAAGAAACAATTTTCTTTGGAAATGTTTCACTTGAAAGTGATACTATTAAAAATCTTGAGAGTGCTGTTGCTCAACATGAAATATGTCATTTAAACGGATTGACTTTTCATGATTTTCAATGGAACAATGCCCCAACACCAACGGAGTGGAACTAATATGCAGACTCATTATATTAAAAATAAAATGTCTTCAAGTGACAAGTTTTCCACAGAACTTGAAAGCATAATATACAATATTGTTCCAATTGATTATTTGGTTTCAGAAGAGATTCTTATAAAACAAATAACAACAGAAGCATCTAAAGAATTTTCTAGCAGAAGATACTTGTCTAAAGAGATAAGAGACACGCTTGCAAATATGATAAAAAATCATCATATAAAAGAAATATATGGATCAAAAATTGTAAAAGCTATTTTTTAAAAAAATAATGTCAAAGATTAAAAATAAAATATTTATTGATGTTTTTATAATTATACTGTCATTTATTGCATTATATTTAATATTAGGTCTATTTCTTTCTGATTTAATTCATAAAGACGATTGTAAGTGTATTGGTGTCTTAAAGTAAGGGGTATTTATTTATAGGCAAATTTCTCTAAGGAGGGGAACCCTATGAACAGATACTTTGAAGTTTGGGGCGTTCCACCCAATCAAAAGAATAGGATAAAAATTGCAGAATATGAAGAAATATATTGGCAAAGAGCAGAAAAAAAAAGTGCAAGATTAGAAGAAATTGGATATGAAAAAATTGTTATTTATGAAAAAACAAGAAATGATAGTGTTGATAAAGGAAGCTTGTTGTTGTAATATTTTAAAAGAGGATTTATTAAAAAGGAAGCAATGTCAATGAACATAAATTATTTAGCACCAATCAATAAACTTGGTTATGGGGTTGTTGGAACAAACATATACAATGAACTTATTAAAAAAAATAATGTTTCATTGTTTCCAATTGGCCCAATAGAATGCGATGATGAAAATTCAGAAAAAATAAGGTCTGGATTAATTAATTCTTCGTCTTTTGATTATGATGCACCAAGCTTTAGAATTTGGCATCAATGGGATATGGCTTTAAATGTAGGAAAAGGTAAAAAGTTTGGCCTTACATTTTTTGAAATGGATAGATTAAAAGAAAAAGAAATTCACAACTTAAATTTTTTAGATAAAATATTTGTTTGTTCTGATTGGTCAAAAAAAATAATTGTGGATAGTGGAATAAGTGCCGATAAGGTTAAAGTTATAAATCTTGGTGTAGACAACTCTATTTTTGATGAAAAAGAAATCGTTCCTTCTAAAACAACATATTTGTTAAATGTTGGAAAATGGGAAATAAGAAAGGGTCATGATCTAATAATAGATATTCTTCTTAAAGCATTTACTCCAGAAGATGATTTTAAATTAATAATGTGTTGTTCAAATCCTTTTTTAACTCAAGAAGAACAAAATCAATGGATTTCATTTTACGAAAAAAGTCCATTTTTTGATAAAATAATTGTTTTAAAGAATAGACTTGAAACACAAAAAGAAGTTTTTGATATTATGAAAAAAAGTGACATAGGTATTTTTCCATATAGATCTGAGGCTTGGAATTTAGAGTTAGCTGAAATGCTTGCTCTTGGAAAAAACTGTATAGCAACAAATTATTCTGGACCTACTCAATATGCTTTAGAATCAGGTTGCGAATTAATAGATCCAGATGGGATTGAATTAGCAAACGATGGCAAATGGTTTGATGGTAGTGGCAATTGGGCAAAATTAAATGAGTCTTATGTTGAAAGATTTGCCAATAAACTTAAGTTGTTACATCAAAAAAAACAGTCTGGAGAATTGATTAAAAATACTAAAGGTATAGAGTTTTTTAAAAAACATACATGGGAATCTATTGCCTCATATATATCTGAGGAAATTAAATAATGAAAACAAAAATATCTTTTCTTGTTTGTTCAAAAAATATAGACGGCATTCCTGCTATAGCAATAGATAAAGTTGAAGATCGCTTTTATATACCAACATTTGAAATTACGCAAGAAGATGTAAACATAGATTCTTTTATATGCGAAAAGTTTAATTTTTTAACTGGTGGCAACGCAAGCTACAAAAAAAACATTGGCGATACTAACATATATATATGCGGAACTATTGTTGATGGCGATTATTTTTCTATTGTATTTGGTTGCTATATACCAAGAATATTTGAACATAAAAATATTCATTGGGAATCAATGTCTATACTTGTAGAAGAAGATTTTTTTGACCAAGAATACAAAGAACAAATTATTTCATGCTTTAATTATTTTTCAAGATAGGTATAAATGAATATCAAAATATCCATAGAAGTAATTGACAACGAAATATCTTCTTATGTAGATATACCAAAAGAACTTAGTCAAGAACAACAACATGCATTTGCTTTAAAGTTTGCTTCTACTGTTTTTATGTTGCAAACAGGTGAAATATTACCATCTATTTTTCAGTCTGTGGTAAGTTCTGGAATTTTAACTAATCAAAAACTTTTTTCAGAACTTATTATTAGAAAAATATTAGATGGTTTTAATATTGATGCAGATAATATGCCAATGATTAATCCTAGTGATGCTTTTTTGTTTAGGGAAAAACAATGATTGAATCTAGAGTAATAGCCGATTCTATTAGTGATTCTGGCAAAAGAATAACTACCTTTATTTGCACTTTTCCAAGGTTTATTCTTGCAGAATTTAACACACACAGAATGCTTTCAAGAAACGCAGCAAGTTCTAGAGCTATGCCCATTAAAAAGTTTATAGAACAAGTTGCTAATTTTCCAGTAATGCCTGTCTATTGGGGAAAAGATCAGTCTGGAATGCAAGCTTGGTCTGAACTATCACCTTCTGATATACCTGTTGCAGAAACTATATGGTTACAAGCAAGAGATGCAATGATTCATTGTGCTCAAGAAATGAGATCTCTTGGAGTTCATAAACAAATTGTAAACAGACTTCTTGAACCTTGGTTTAATGTTACCGTTATAGTAACAGCAACAGAGCTAGACAATTTTTTTAAGCTTAGATGTCATAAGGATGCACAACCAGAAATAAATTCTTTAGCACTTAGAATGAAAGAAGCTTTAGATGAATCAAATCCTAAAAAAATCAATTTCGGAGATTGGCACATTCCTTTTGGCGATAAATACATAGAAGAAAAACTTAAGATTAAAGATAAGATTAAAATTGCTGTAGCTAGATGTGCAAGAGTTAGCTATTTAAATTTTGAAGGAAATATTGATCATGAAAAAGATTATGACTTACACGACAAACTTGCAGAGCAGGGTCATTGGAGTCCTTTTGAACATTGTGCTTCTCCGCTTCATGATCCAAAAGAATCATCTGGAAACTTTGTTGGATGGCATCAATACAGAAAGTCTTTTCAACAATGACAAAAAAAATATGTTGGCTTAAATGGGAAGATCCTTTTGACCCAAAAGAAAAAGACTCTAATCTTGAAATACAATCTCAAAAAGATGGTTTCATAGAAAGTCAAGACGATGAAATAGATAGGCATTTAAGAGTTATAGTTGGACCTTATGGCACAATACCAATAAATGAAAATTCAATAACAGGCAAGCTTTATAAAATGTGGGTTGGTCATTGCAATTTTGATATAACAAAAGACATATCAAATACAATAGAAAAAGTCCAAGGGGTTGAAATACTTAGAGTTTGGACAAGATATAGATTTTGGATAGGAGTAGGCAATTTATTTGACGATAATGTTGTTCATCAAGAAATAGAGTCTTCTATTTTTCCTAAAAAAATAAATGAAAGCGTTTCTATAAATGCATTATCAAAAGTTTTGTCTAAAAAATATAAGTTTTGGATAATATATTCTTTGCACAATGAAGAAATAAAAACTTTGGGCGGTGAAAGTAAAGATGCTATATTAAATACAATAAAAGAAATAAAAGACATATTGATTATTTCTTGTAGTTGGGAAAAATAATGCCTAAAAAAATGCAAGTTAAAAAAGAAATAACAGATTTAGATTTCAGCAACGCAGTTAAAAATCAAGATAATATAAAAATAATTAAAAAAGCTACACTTTCTTATCACAAAATAATAGATCAAGACGAATTAAATTCTTGTGGATTAGAAGCACTTTGGAAGTCTTTGCAGTGTCATAATGAAAAATACAATCAAAAATTTACAACTACTTTGTATAGATTTGTTGATTGGGAGTGTAAAAGAAGGCTAAGAAGAAAAAAGTCTTTAAAAAATAGTTTTTCTCATTTATTATCTAACGATTTTTCAAATCTTCTAATTAAGCAAAATGATCTTTCTTCTTACATAAATGAAAAAATAAGTTTGCTTGACAAAGATTTTAGTATATTATTAAGACAAAGGTTTTTTGATGGTTTTTCAGTAAAAGAAATTGGGGAAATAAACAATTGTACCCCAAGCATAATTAGGTATAAACTTTTAAAAGCTATTAAAAAACTTAAGTCTATTTGTTCAGATATTTAAAAACAGGAGATTGATATGAGCGATGTAAGAACTGCTGTAAGTCCAGAACAAGTTCAAAAAACAATGGGTATTGTTATTTCAACTTTGAAATTTGTTTCGACAATTATTCCAGGCGAAGCAGATGATAAAATTGTTGCTGTTATTTCTGCATTAGCACAAGAACCTTGGGTTATTCCAGCGGTTACATTTTTAATTAATAAATTCGACAACACAAAACCAATTACTTCTGAAGATTTTTTACTCGCTATAAAAGTAGCAAAAAATGAGGCTTAATCATGTTTAAAAAAGCACTGTTCTTTTTTTTAGTATTTTGCAATCTTACCTTTGCAGAAAACTTTATTGTTCCAGAACAAAAAATTGTTGGAGCAGAACTTCCAATTCCGTTGGGTGAGCTTGTAGATTTATCTATAAGTCCAATTCAATCTGCTCCAAAGTTTTTAGTTTCAACCACATATGCATGGAAAGTTTTTGATGGCTACACAGAGAAACGAATCCGCAACTATGAGAATGGCGTTTTCTTTGGTTCTGGCATACAAGCAAAAAAGCTTAAGGTCATTGTTTCTGTAACTCATTTATACATAGTTAAAGATAATGAAAAGCTTTTAGAAGCAGCTATTAGAACCAATTTTATTTCAACAGATGTTTTTATTGGTGAAGAAGAACCTAGTACTCCAATAGAACCAGAAGTTGAACCAGAATTTGGAGAATCAAAATATCAACTTTCTAAGTTTGTTTATGATGGCGTTAAGAATATTAAGCTATCAAAATCAGATAGGACAAAACAATGTGCTGCTATTGCAACATCTTTTGATGGTATTGCTGCTGCTATTGCTGCTGGAACAATAGCAACACTTGAAGACATACTAAAGAAAACAGCAGAATCAAATAAATTTGCACTAACCAAATCTGGTGGAGATAGAACAAAATGGGAATCTTTATTTACAGAAATACAAGAAAAACTTTTTGATCTATATAAAACCAACAAAATGCAAACTAAAGAAGATTTTGCTATTGCGTGGAGAGAAATATCTTCTGGACTTAAGTTAATAAAATAGGTGAAACATGTCTGAACTATCAAGACTTAATGGTTGGGCAGGAAAAGACAATCCTTCGCTTGTTGAAAGTGAATTTAATTTAATTAAAGATGACGGATCATTTAAAGACTTTAATGTTTATGGTAAAAGCCAAGACACTAAGGGTAAAAAAATGATGTTGTACGATGTTGTTCGTAAAGTTCTTGGTAAGGATACTGAGAATTATCCACAGGAGATCGGGGATTGTGTAAGTTTTGGTGCTAAGAATGCAATTGAATATTTAATGGCTACTGAAAAGCTTATGAAGGGCGATCACGAAAAATTTGAACCTATATTTCCTCCGTATCTTTATGGTATAGGAAGAGTTTTAGTTGGTCGTGGACAACTTAATGGTGAAGATGGTTCTTTAGGAAGTTGGATGGCAGATGCTGTTATTAAATATGGGGTTTTGCGTAGTAATTTTAATGGTGTTCCTAAGTATGCAGGAAGCGTAGCTAAAAAATGGGGCAATACTCCCGGACCAGATAAAAAGTTTATTGAAGAAGGAACTAGTCATCCAGTAAAATCTGCTGCTCAAATTAAAACTTGGGATCAATTAGTAGAGTCTATTGTGAATGGTTATCCTTGCACAACCGCTAGTGATGTTGGTTATACGATGACACCAGCAAACGATGGCTTTCATCGTCAAACAGATAATTGGGGTCACCAGATGTGCTTTATAGGCGTTGATGATAGGGCAGATGACCCATATGCCATTATTGTTAACAGTTGGGGTGATGCTCATGGCCAGCTTAAAGACTTTAATACTGGCGAATCCCTTCCTATTGGCACTCTTAGAGTTAGAAAGAAAGATGCTGAAAAACATCTTAGGGCTGGTGAAACTTTTGCATACAGCAATTTTGATGGATTTCAAGAACAGTTGATAGACAAAAAATTATTCATGCTTATATAGGATTTAAAAATGTCTAAAAAAAAAGATGATGAACATTTAAAACAACAAATAGATTACAATGAATTTTTAAATTCAATTAAAGATTTAATCTTAAGCACTAATGCTTATAAAAATCAAAAATTAAAACAATTTTCTATAGCAAAAGCATCTTATGATGCTCCACAATCAGCAAGAAATAATGCAAAAAAAGTTTTAGCTTGGAAAGAAAAATATGGAAAAGAATGCAAAGGAATGACTGCTGTTGGTTGGGCTAGAGCAAGAGACTTAGCTGGAAATGCTATGTTGTCTGCTGACACAGTAAAAAGAATGGCTCAATTTAATAGACACGGATCTAATTATGAAAAAGCTAAATCCAAACCAGAATATAAAACTAAACCTTGGAGCATTCCAGCAGTTGTTGCATGGTTAGGTTGGGGTGGAACATCTGGTATTGAATGGGCGATAAGAACAAGTCAATCAATTCTAAAAAAGAAAAAATAATTATGTTAAACCTAGTTATTTTTTTATTGTTTAGTCAAAACATAAATAAAGAACAGTTTATATTAATAGAAAAAGATTCTATTTCATTTTCTAAATTAATAAATGAAGTTAAAAAGAATACAAAACAAGAAGAATGTTTTACTTGACGGAGAAAAAAATAATGCGGTCGCATAAAAAAATACAAGAAATATTAGAAAAATCAGATACAATTAAAAAATACGATGCTATTGGTATTATAACAATAATAACAATTGTTAGTCTTGTTTTTCAAGGTATAAAACTAATACAATATTGCAAATCTTCTAAGGTTACAGCATTAATAATAAAAAAGGGTGGACCAATTGTAAGAATGTTTATTAGAAAAAACTTGTATAATAAAATAATTGAAGCAAATGTTCCAGAGAATGATGCTAAAATAATTTCTAATACAATAGTTGATCTTATACAATCTTTATCTATAAGTGAAATAACTAGTCTTTTAGAATTAGTTTTTAATGAATAATTAAATGTTTTTTTCTTTTAATTCTTTAAGTTTTTTTAAGTGACCGTTAGAGTATAATGCCTCTGTAAAATTTTCACCTATATTTTCTAAATAATATATTTCTTCTTCGCTAATGTTGTTAAAGTCTATATACCAAGGAATATGTCTACAAGCAAAATTTCCAGACAATCTCATGCTTTCATATCTATATCTTTTTATTTTTTGATCCATCGTAAATGTCATATCTGTAATTGCTCTATAAACATTTTCTTCTTCTGTTGGATACCAACATATGCTTTGATGATCAAATACTGTTGCTTTGTATGGATAATGATCTGGAATGTCATCCATTCTTAATGCCAGAGAAGCTTTTCTATCATATTTATTTATGCATTCTTTCATAATTTCTTGCCAATTGTATGGCATATTAGGATTTAGTTCAAGATCTGCATCAGAGTAAATGTAATATTCACAATCTCTAATTTTATAAATATCAGAACCAAAAAACACCCAAGGACCATGATTGGCATGTAATCTTAAAATTTTTATATCGTTTTCAATTTCTTTATACCAATCAAGAAGAGGAACATATGTAGATTTGTTATCTATAATTGTTATGTCTGAATTGCCATTTAATCTAAATAAATCTTCTACCATTTTCTTACATGTGGTTAACCTGTTTATATTTGTTAAAAATATAGGATAATTTACCATTATTATTCTCCAACTATTTTAAATTCTCCATTAACTATATCGTACACCTTATCTTTATGAATAAGCATTTTATATACAATTTGAGTTATGTCTAATTTTGTATTTCTAGTTTCTCCAATTCCACCTTTGTCACTAATTAAAAATTTAAATTGTTCTGTTAATACTGTTTTTTCTGGTGGATTAAAATGAAAGTAAGCATTAATGTAACTCTCATCATTTACTGGTGGCTCATAATTAATCTTTTTATCTTCTATTTGATATCCTCTTAAAACTTTGCAAAAATCTATAACCTTTTCTTTTTTTCCACCAAAAAAAGCACCATAATAATAAGTGTATTTTAATTTACTGTCTAAAGGAACATAAGATTTTCCAGTTTTATTTCTATCAAAACCTTTTCCATTAGATAACCAAGAACGATTCCCATAATGTTCTCCACCAACAAGATCTCCCAAAAACCATGACTCATCAAAGTTTTTATCTATATTTGTATCTGCATCAAAATAATAAATATAATCACAATTTTCTTTTTCAAGCTTTATTATATTTTTAAATTTTGAATTTGTTCCTTCATGCCAATGACTATGATTTTCTTTTATGTAAACAACATTTGCATTTGGCAAATAATTTATTGGACTTAAGTCAGAAAACAAATAAAACTTTATATTAAATTCTCCTTTATAATAATGATTAAATTTTTTAACAAATCTTAGTCCAAGAGCAAAATATGAATTTGTGCAGACAATAACAATCGCTATTGTTTTTAATGAAAAACATTCATTTTCTGGAATTACTATTTCTTTTGTGTCACTGTATATTATTAATTTTTTAATTTCATTGGGTTTTGTGTCGCCAAAAACATCGTTTGATGCTTTTACAAAACCAAAATTTTGAATTTCATATTTTAATATTTCTGTTACATCTACATCTCCATATGTTGCTTTTTTAATGTTCATATTTTCCTTTAATTAAAACTGTTTGTGTGTATAATACATATATTAAAATGTTAAGGAGTAAATAACAATGTTTGAATTGCCTAATGTTAGTTGTTTTTGTCCAACATACGGAAGAACTAAACTTCTTATGGAGTCTGTCAATTGTTTTTTAAATCAAGACTACAAAGGAAAAAAGGAATTAATTATATTAAATGATTTTGATCAACAAGAACTTATTTTCAATCATCCAGAAGTTAGAGTAATTAATTCAAAAAAAATAAAAAAATTAAGTGATAAATTTAATGAGTGCATTTCTTATTGTTCTGGAGATTATATATTTGTTTGGGAAGATGATGATATTTTTTTACCTTGGAGAATATCTTTTTCAATAAATAATTTAGATGAAAACGGTTGTTTTCATACAAGACAAGCATTTAAAGAAATTGGTCATAAAAAAATTGTTTTTTCTGATAACTTACATCATTCTGCATTATGTATGCACAAAGATTCTTGGGAAAAAATTGGGTTTTACTCAGAATCTGATAGCACTAATATAGACACGCTTCTTTTTGATAAAATTAAAGATGAATATGGAACTATACACCAACAAATAAATAACGAAAATATTTATAATATATATAGGTATGAAACAACAAATCATTATCATGGATCAAGTATAGGTCAAAACTTTTCTGAAACCGTTCCAGTCTATCTTCAAGAAAAAATAAAAAATAAAGAAGAACCAACTGAAGGAATAATTATAAAGCCTTATTGGAAATATGATTATGTTGAAACAGCAAATCTTTTTTTAAAAAACTCAATATAACCCATTGAATCTAAATAAAAAATAAGTAAGAATCTCCTTTGTCTTATCGTTATTATGGGTGTATTTATCCCTGCTGGTAATCGCCAGCCTTACATACCTTTAAAGTTTCGCTTATCCTTGCGATCAAGCAAGGAATATGGAGTTTTTTTCATGTCTATTCAAGAATTGCAAAATTATACTGCTGTTTCCAAATACGCTAGATGGGTTGAATCTGAAAAAAGAAGAGAGACTTGGGATGAAAGCGTAACTAGAATTAAGGATATGATGCTTGAAGTTCATCCTTCGTTAAAAGAAGATATTGAAAAAAATTATGGAATGATTAAAGATCAAAAAATATTAGGTTCACAAAGAGCATTACAGTTTGGTGGCAAACCAATCCTTAAGCATAATGCAAGGATATTCAATTGTTCTGCTAGTTATTGTGATAGATTGAAGTTTTTTCAAGAGTGTTTTTACTTATTGCTGTGTG